GTTTTCTTCTACTGTTCTTAAAACAAAACCTTTAGCTAATAAATTCCATAACTTATCTTGTACTTCAAATTTAGTAGGTCTAGTCTTAAACTCCATTTTATAATTTATAATATACTTACTCATACTCCACACATCCCTTCATCACATATATCATTAAACATATCCATTTGGTCTTTGTTAGGGTCTAAATCAGCTTCTTCTAAAGGCACATAAGATTTGTGTAAAAATACTTCATCTTCTGGTTTTCTAGTAGCATTTCTAATTTTTCTATCTACTTCTACTACTTCTTTCCACATTTCTTTATCATTGTTTTTAATATCTAACCAAAAATCATTTGAATGATAAGGACAAAAAGTACAAGCAGATTTTTTAGGTAATGGGTGATTATGATTTTTCAACCATTCCATGCAATCACCTCTATTAAATTTCTTATCAAATACTAAAGGATAATCATTTTTAATATAAGGTAATCTACTTTCTTTACATCTTACCATTTCATCTCTGGATATACCTATAACCATTTCTATCATTGTACCTTTTGGTACTCTTTGGTATTTTTTTAAACCTAATAACCTTCTTATTTTCTGATAAATAGGTTGTATTTTATATTCATTAGTGCATTGACGCATAGTAAAACCTTTCTTACCTGTTTTACTATTAATGGTATATGTAGGTATTGCTAAAAATTTATATTTACTAGATAACATATCTTCTTTTAAATTACCTTTAGATACAATATGTACAGGATAAGAAACTCTATTTTTTAAATATTGTAACCAATCATAAACATATTTAGGTTCATTTTGTGTATCAGCAAATATAGCACAATCAACCATAGGCAATTCTCCATATTCTATCATTAATGCTACTGTGCTGCTTTGTACTCCTGCACCTAAAGATAATACTCTCATTATAAAACTCCTGAGTTCTGTAAACCTATAAAGGTATAAATTATTGTATATATAATTAAAAATTCCATGTTGACCTCCTAGTCATCTAAATCGTTCCAATGTTTAACAACTTTTCTTTTCTTAACAGGTTTATCTTTAACATATGATTCAAAACAACCTGTGTCTAAATTAAGCATCATATCTAATACTCTAGGGTAACCTAGTTCCTCATACCTAGTTTTGGATATAGAAAAAACAGATTCTGTACATCTACTACCATCATCATTTTCAAATTTAGGTCTCCAAACACTAAATATATGATCTGCTTTATTATTCCAATGTGCTGAACCAGCTGCACTATATGGAGTAGGCGGTGCGTGTTGTGCCTTGCTATCTGGTTTGGCAGGATGCACTAAAATCATTATATGTATATCTAAAACTTTTACTAATGAAGTTAAATAATCTAAGCATCTTCCTATCCATTGTGTTTCACTACCTTTGCCAAAATCTGGTGCTTCTAATTTGTTCCAAGGGTCTAGTATAAATGCACTAATATTATATCGTGCTTTCATATCTTTTATTCTATCTACTGTCCATTCAAATGATGGTGTATTGTTAGGATGGTTTAAAAATACAAATCTATCTCTAATAAAATTATCTGCTTCTTGCTTTTCTGTATCTGTTTGTTCTATCTCTAATTTATTATGATAAAATTGTCTTATTGCTCTTACTACATATGGTTTAATTCTAGTCTCACCGCTAAACATTCCTATATTACATTTGTAATGCTTGGCAATATTAGTCCACATTTGTATAGCAAAGCTAGTCTTACCACCACCTGGATATCCAAGAAATAAACTTAGCATCCCTGCTCCTAAATAAAACTTATCTTCCCATCCTTGCATATTAATATTATATAATTTTACCTTTGGAGGGTCTGGTATCTCTTCTATATTATATACACCTTCAATGGGAAAAGGAGTAATATCTTCCTCAATCATATATTTAAATTCTTTACCCCATTCTAATAAAGCATCATTAGCATCTTTAATATTATCTGGGTAATTATAATACTTACACCTTCCAGAACCTAATAAAGCCACTAAATCTTGTCGTAGAGCTAGACCAGGCTCATCATTGTCTGTTAGTAACACAAAACATTTAACCTTATCTAATCCCTTTTCTAATCCATCTAAAACATATCTGTATTTTCTTAACTCTGATGGGTCATCACTTGCTTTAGCAGTTGCTCCTGTCGGTACAGATAATAATTGGTTTAGATCATATCCGCCCATTAACATAGCAGCAACATCCATCTCTCCTTCACAGATGTATATGGTAGTGTTTTCTAAATTCTTATTAGCTAACACATTATTTAGATTATAAAACGCAGATTCGCCATTTAATAGCTGCTTAAATGTTTTTTCTTGTATGGCTCTTGCTTTATAGTTAACTACTTCATTATCTGTGTTGTAGTAATCAAAAATAATAGATTCTAATTTTCTATCACCATACTGGGCCAGACCACTTCTTACTTTTAACTGTTGCAGAGCTTCCTTGTTTATTCCTCTTTTCTCCGCCCAGTTTATTACATTCCCACTTATCATAATATTCTCCTTTTGAGTAATTACAGTGATGGCAATAACACACCACACCTTCTGTTTTAATCGTTACACTTAAACATCTATCGTGCTTATTCTTTCTAGTATGGCTGCACACAGGACATTTATACTTACCGCTATGTGGTCTACTTAATAACCATTCTCTAGTTATCATGTTAAACTCATAATTAGTTGTGAATTAACCCTATCTCCAGAATCATATTTTTTAGTTACATTTTTAGGATAAGATAAAATTTTATAATTTAATTGTGAATTAAATAATTTTTTAGTTTTTTTATCAGCAACAAAAAATATATATCTATGCTTTCTTGACCTAATTTTTCTTTTAGTAATATCAAATTTTTTATAATGCCTTGAGTGCTTATTACCAGTATCTACATCAGTTCTTTTAGCACTTAAACCTGTATATATAAAATTAGTTGCTTGATAAATATATCCATTATGATTCATACTTGTATCAGCATAAGAGACAACAATTTTAGGTTTTAATAATAATTTTAAACTTTTCCCAATAAAATATGATGCTTCATTCCTGTTATTATTTAATAAACATAATCTATTTAATTCAATCACATATTTAGCATTATCTTTACCACATACTCCTATACATAATGAATTACTAGCTGGTTTACCATAAGTAATAACACCAACTAAATTGTTTAATTTGTATAGTCCAAAAGCATACATAATATTAGGTACTCTTTTTGCGTAATGTTTTTGAGTTAACCATAAATGTGTTTCTTCTGGTTTAATCTGTAATACTCTATGATTTTTTAATAACATCTTCTAAATCCATTTGTTTACCATCACCTTTGTAATGATACTCTGCATAATAATTACCATACTTATTATTTTTCTTTCTTTTGGTTTCTATTTGGTAACCATCTTGTTTTAAATTATATATCCTAGCTCCTAACCTAAAGCAGCCAAATAACTCTAAGGCCTGTATAGGGTTGATAGTTTTATGTTCTTTTAAGTGTTCTAGTATTAATTGATTTTGTGTTAGTTTCATTTTTATCTCCTTTATTGTGGGGTGATTCATTCCATAATCTTTCTGCGGTAGCCATACCAAATCTAGTATTACAAACCATTTTTTCAAAAAATTTAAATTCATTTCCCATGTTATGTAAACTACTATGGCAGCTGTAGCACAATGGAATAACATCTTTATCACCTGCTCTTAAACTCATTCCTCTTGAGCTAAAGATAGGTTTTAAAAGATGGTGAGCTTGAATGTTATAGTCACTACATCTAGGTCTGTCTTTAGGCATAGTGCCATTTTGTCTTAACCTATTAAAATGATCTGCTATACAACAGTCTAAATTGCTCACCCATTCAACGTGCTTTTTATTAGTGTATCTTTTGGCCATTAAAAAACTTCCTGACCGCCATTTAATCTTTTATCTGTTTCTAATACACCAGCTTTTAAATTATCAAAATACCATCTAAGAGCTATATCCCAATCTTCTGGTTTAGTGCCTGTCTTTAAAATAGTTTGTAGCACAATCATATATTGATTATTAGGCAGTAAACTTTGTAAGTCTTTAGATGTAGTTTGTAACTGGCTATAACCATTACTATTACTTACTACTTTACTGTCAGGAAAAACTTGTTTGATCTTTTCTACATCATTACTAGGTGTGTAAGATTTTATCCAGTTATAAGTTTTACCGCTATATTCTTGTACAGTTACTTCAGCAGTTATCGTTGTGTCAGGTCTTAATGCACCGCCACCCTTACTACAAAAA